CTACTCGAGGGGCAAAGAGGGGGCAAGGTTATTCGTAATGATGTTATCTAAAACATTGACCGCTTGGTCTTTCATGTTCCTAGTGACATGAGTATAGATGCTGGTAGTCACTTCTGAATCAGCATGGCCAACTCTATCCATGATGGTTTTTAGTGGCACGTTGTTTTCAGCTAATATGCTTATTGTGGTGTGTCTAAAGATATGAGGGGATAGGTGCTTATCGATAGGTGTTTCCAGTCTTGCGTTGGCTCGTTGAAGTGATGCACTTAGGATTGTGCTATGGATAGGCTTGCCAGTATTGGTCGTGAAAATTTTATCGCTATGATACCAATCTGGGTTGGTTGATTCGCTTAATGCTTTCAACTCTAGTATCTGGTCAATGATTTCCATCTCACGATTGGTGAGATAGGTTGTTCGGTAACTAGCGACTGTTTTTGTCCCTTCGTTTTCTGGGATATATCTGTTGAAGGACGTGTGGATATCCAAAGAACGTGTCTCTTTGTGGTAATCTGAAATAGTTAGCCCAGCCAGTTCACCAATCCGACACCCGTTTAAAAGCATAAATTCACACGCTAGAGCATATCTCAACGTTATATCTTTTCGATAGAGTTCTTTCAACAATCTGCTATATTCGTCTGGTTCTAAGTACTTGTTCTTGGCAGCTTGCTGTTTTTCGAGCTTATTATTTTTCTTTGGCAATCGTGCCTTCCTCGATGGGTTATCAGTTATAAGTTGTTGATCCATAGCATAATCGAAAAATGTATTTAGTACGGTCTTGGCACGATATTTCTGTGAATCTGTCCAGCCTTCGGTGTCTAGCAAGGATTGGATAAGTCGGACATTGATATTTGATAAGATTGTTCCTTGTTCGATAGTGTCAGATATTCGTTTAACGGATGCTGCAAGGCTCTTGATTGAGCTTAACTTAATCTGCTTTTGGTGAAATTCCCACCATGCACTGAAAGCACTATGGAATGATACATTAGTAGTGCTTGATGATTCTATTTTCTGGGCTATCTTATCATCAAGCAAGCGTTGAGCTTCTTTCTTTGCTCGATTAGACCCACTGTTAAGCGTAACAGATACTCGTTTCCATTTCTCCGTGTAAGTGTCCTTGTATCTCTCGAAATATTTATATTTTCCATTCGGTAATTGTTCTACCCACATTGTCATATCTCCTATTATTTGGTAAAATGGGTACAGAAAAAAGACTTGTAAGACTGCTCTCAGTTTACACGTTTTTTCTGTGATGCATAAGCTCTATAATCTAACTTTGGCGAGGGAGATTATAGGGCTTTTTTAGTAATTTCAAATATTCATGTTTTACGAATGTCTCATCACAAATCGTGGTGAGATTATATTTTTTCATAAAACGAACGTAGTTAAAATCATCCAAGGATTCGTTTTCGAGCAATCCACGGATCATGTCTCTATTGGCTTGAGCTTCAAACTTCTCCCGTAACCGCTCATAGTCTTTGGAATTGTGCTCTAGGTGGCCCAATTCATGTAAAATGACCTTCAAACGTATTTCTGGGGCTAAATCCCCGTTGATGTAAACGACTCTGTTTATAGGGTCGAGAAAGCCGTTTCTGGACCACTGACTAGAACTAAACTCACAGATAGAGACATTGAACTGCTCAAGCAATTCTTTCTCCATAACTATCAGTTCTCCTTACTACTCATGTAACCAGCGATTATGCCTCGAATGGCACGTTTATCATCACTAGTCAGTGGTTTGCCATCGAACATCATAGCGTTTGCTATGATGTCATCAATGTCATGGGAATTAGGTTGTTGTTCCTCAGTGGTTTCTGGGCCTTCTCCAAAAAGAATGTAGTCTGTCGAAGTCCCCAAGGCTTGAGCTAATTTTACAATCTTGGTTCCCGTTGGAATACTAGCCCCGCTTTCCCACTTTGAAATAGTTGAGTCAGACTTATACCCTAACATTTTCGCTAATTCAAGTTGGCTAATGCCCTTGCTAGCTCTCAAACTTTCAATTCTGCTACCTCTTTGCTTATTCAAATCCATATCTTTCTCCTTGCTGTTTATATTAACATTATATAGTAGACTTTCTTAATTTTCAAGTTGATTTATAAAATAAACAAAAAAACTTGAAAAAAAATCAATGAAACTGTTGACATTGAATTTAATTCAAGTTATAATATGTTTGTAAGTTAGTTAGAAAGGAGGAACAAAATGACAGAAACAGTTCCAAAAATTACAATCAAAGAACTTCGAGCCCGTCACAATCTGACACAAGCCCAATTCGCTGAAAGCATTGGTACTACAGCTCAGACAGTTAGCGCTTGGGAAAAGAATGTGCTTTCTATTTCTCCTAAGAAAATGGTAACTATCTGTAATAAATACCACATTCAATCGTCTGATTTGTACGGTATCTGATATTTTTTTACAGCAAAACTTGAATTTTATTCAAGTTAAGAATTATGAAAGGAGCAAAGATGAAAGAACCATACAAGTACCTTGAAATCTCTGGCGATATTGCTGGACGTATTGAACTGGAGACAGAAAAAGACCTACTCGTCCGTAGAGCGATGGTCATTGATGGACACATCGGTTTATGCGAACAAGCGGTCTACGTTGATAAGAAAGTGCTAGATAGCTACTGGGTCAAGATAGTAGAGTTATCTGCTATTCCTGAAACCATCAACAGCGTTGACAACACTGATTTGGTTAGGAAATGGTTGAACATGTAGATTGACAGTATCATGTCCGTTGACATACTCAACGCATTTCACCAAGTAATGCTCAGATTTATGGTCTGCTGACTTAGCAATGACAGAACCGATAGTAGGAATAGTGGGCAATGTCATTGGTGCAGGTTCAACATGACCATTAATCATAATGTGACAAGTAATCATAGTTAACCTCCTTTCCGACTATATTATAGCAGAAATGGAGGTTAGAAACAGAAAGGACTACCAATGAAAATAACCTATAAACCAGTCGGAGCTAATGAAACGGCTGAGTGGGGAGACTACGACCACCTCATGCAGCGGTGGGAAGGCCTAGGTAAGTCAATGGCAAAGAACCTTATTCGAGAAATGAGGGACAACAAAGACTTTCGGGACTACGTATTCAACCCGACGCATAAACTGGTTTTCATCAACTATGAAGGGTTTAAGTCCTTCATCGAGTGGAAAACTAGAAACAGATTCAAATAACACACCGGCAAGAGATTGCCTAAAAGGAGCACAAACATGGCAAATAAATATTGCATCAAGAGATTGGTAACTTGCGCTATCCAATTCGACAAAGACTTCCACAAGATGGAAGGCGGCATCCCAGCTCTCGACAATATCCGCTATCTGATTCTATACATCAATCAGACAATGGATTTTTCGAAAGAAGTGAAGAGCGAACTCGATGACATCGACACAGAATGTCTGATGTATAGAGATGTTTGCAGCAAACCAGACACATCAGACGCGAAAATTAAAAAGCTGTTTCAAGATGCAGCAATTGGTTTCATTGCTGCATGTAGAACTCACAAAATTTTGGACATTTAGAAAAACATCCCTGGCCGCAGAAGTGAGCTAGCGAGATTTCAAGGCAAGCAATACCAACTACAATACTTGACATTATAAAATCTCCTAAAAATATTTTTTTACAACTCACTAGCTCACTAGTGCGGTTAGGGAAAACAGAAAGGAAATTAAAAATGAAAAAACTATTTAAATGGCTATTTGTAAAAGAGAAACAAGAACCAGAATATTTCTTCGAACCCGTATGGACACCATATGAGGAAAACGAACGCAAATATGAAGCACGCCAAAAACGTGAGCGTGACTTACTAGCAAAATACGGAAACCGATAACATCGACATCTTCAATCCGTAGCCACGGCCCCATCGTGGAGTGTGTCTTATACCCATTTCCCCAAAAATAACACTTTACTACCCACACAAAATCTTTCTAAAAAAACATATTTACAAAGCGGTGGGGCTATGGGTGCGGATTGAAGCACTAAAAAAGCACAGGTAAGGGCCTGTGCAAGAAAAAAACATCTATACAAGGAGTATACCATGAAAACACTCAACACTCAAACAGTAGCTAAACCTGGATTCACTAAAAGCAAAGCATTTGGCTTGTGCGGAACACTTGCCATTGCAACAGCACTATTGCTCGGTGCTAGTGCATCAGCGGATGAAACAACTACACCAGTAGCAGACAACCAACCATCAGTGGCCAGCGTCTATACTGCTGACAACGCTGGCAATGTGACTGTGACACCAAGCGAAACTGTAGCGTCAGTAGAAACTGCACCAACAGTAGCGCAACCAGTGGAAACAGCGCCAGTTACTGAAACACCAGCAACAAGCACACCAACCGTTGAAGCTCAACCAGTGGCAGAAACGCCTAAACAGCCTACTGAATTTGTCAAAGAAGACAACGAAATTAAAGTAACTAATCCAGATGTGGTTGTTGACCAATCAAACGGAACTGGGAAATACAGCGGTTTTACGGTGGAATATAAAGATGTCAAATTCCCCGATGATATGCCTATCAACGAAGGGGATAAGGTAACATTCAACCTTCCAAAAGAAATCAACTTCCAAACAAACTATGATTTTGATGTCTATAACCCAGAAAAAGCTGTTGTGGGTAAGGCTTCAACTGACCCTAAGACACAAACAGTTACGACTGTATTCAATAACTACTTTGCTACTCATCCACTCAACAAGCAAATGAGTCTTAAGCTCGATGCTAAGTGGACTGACAAGGTTGAAAGTGGCAAGCCAGTTAACGTTAATTTCAATGGTACAGTGGTTACTGTTAATATTGGCAAAGAACAAGAAATCGGTAAAGATGAATTGCTTTCTAAATGGGGTAGTCAAGACGAGAATGACCCAACTGTTATCAACTGGACTGCTCGTATTAACTACGCTAAACGTCTATTGAATTACGTCACAATCATTGATGAGATGAGTGATAATCAAAAGCTTGTTGATAATTACTTCGAAATCAAATCGATTGAAAGCGTAGACCCTTGGATTGATAAAGGTTCTGCTATGGATTTAGTAAAATCAATCAGTAAATCAGACCACGGTTTCACAATTAAAATGGTTCGCCTTGATCATATGATTTATATTAACTATAAAACTAAATTGATTAACGCGGTTAAAGATAGCGTAAACCCAACCAATAAGATTGAGTTGAAAGCTGAGTCAGACGGTGCTATCTCATACAGTTATGTTCAACTTGTCGGTGGTAAAGGCGATGCATCAGGCAAAAACAAACTTGAACCAACATTTGAAATCCCACACGATGCGCCAAAAGTTGACATCCCAGAATTTGAGGGTGGCATTCCAGGTATCCCAGAAGTGCGTGAAAAACCTGAGTACACAGAGCCAATCGGAACAGTGCCAAATGATGCGCCACAGTATGATAAACCCGAATGGCATGGCGGAACAACTCCATTCGATGCACCAAGTATTGATAAACCTGAATGGTCAGGCGGTGTCGTACCTAATGAAGCTCCAATCCTCGATAAACCTGAGTTGATTATCGAGGTTCCTGAAGAACCAGTTAAACCAACTACGCCATCAGATCGTGAAGATAAAGAGGTACAAACTACCACGGTTACTTACAAACTCGAATCTGAGCCAAAACAAGTGGCAAATACGCCAGTTTATAAAGCCACACTTCCTAACGCTGGTGAAAAAGAAGGAATTGCTAGCACTTTAGGACTTGTAGTCATCGCAGCAGGTATCACTGGACTAACTCTTGGATTCAAGAAACGTAACGAAGTAAAAGAGGATTAAGTAAATGAGCATCGCGATAAATAAGTTAGAAATTGAAAACGTCAAACGAATTAAAGCAGTCAAGATTGAGCCATCGCCTACTGGTCTAACGGTAATTGGTGGGAATAACAACCAAGGTAAAACAAGCGTGCTAGATTCTATTGCTTGGGCGCTTGGTGGAAATCGATTTAAACCTAGCAAGGCAGCTCGTGAAGGTTCTGTCGTTCCTCCGTCTCTTAAAATTACCATGTCAAATGGATTGATTGTTGAGAGAAAAGGAAAGAATAGTTCTCTGAAAGTAATTGATCCGAACGGTAATAAAGGCGGTCAACAACTTCTTGATAGTTTCGTTGACGAATTGGCCATCAACCTCCCGAAATTTATGGATAGCACAGCTAAAGAGAAAGCTGACATCCTTTTGCAAATAATCGGGGTTGGTCCTCAATTAGCCGAATTAGAAATCAAAGAGAAGCAGTTATATGATCAGCGCCATGCTATCGGTGTAATTGCTGACCAGAAGGAAAAGTTCGCAAAAGAACAGACCTATTATCCAGACGCACCAAAAGAGTTGATTTCCATTGCAGACCTGATTGCAGAGCAGCAAGAAGTGTTAGCAAAAAATGGAGAGAATGCTCGCAAACGTCAAAACGCTCAGCAGATTAAAACTGCCTACGAAGGCAAACTTGCTGAAGTTAACCGTTTGTCAGAACAATTGAAGGCAGCTCAAGCAGAATTAGAAACTCTTGAAAACGACCTTCAAATTGCTACCGACTTAACGATTGACCTTATCGATGAATCTACAGAAGAAATCGAAAACAATATCGCCAATATCGAACAAATAAACCTTAAGGTTCGAGCGAATCTTGATAAAGAAAAAGCTGAAGAAGAAGCTAGAGTCCAACGTATAGAATACGACAGATTATCTAGCGAAATCGAAGCTGTTCGAAAAGACAAGCGTGACCTGTTAACCAATGCCGACTTGCCGCTCGAAGGACTATCTGTCAACGATGGCAAACTTCTCTATCTCGGTCAAGAGTGGGATAACATGTCAGGTTCTCAACAACTCATGGTAGCGACCGCAATCGTCCGAAAACTAAAACCGGATTGTGGCTTTGTTTTAATCGACAAACTCGAACAAATGGACCAAATCACATTGGACCAATTTGGAAAATGGCTTGAGGATGAAGGTCTCCAAGCAATTGCAACAAGAGTGTCGACTGGTGATGAATGCTCAATTATCATCGAAGACGGCTATAGTCTCGATAATAAGACACATCAGCCAACAACAGAAGCTAAATCCGAAACACCACAAACGCCATCATGGCAAGGAGGATTTTAATGCAAATCACAAGAGGTATTAAAGCCAGAGCTCAGAAGGTTGTTATCTACGGGCCTGAAGGTATCGGAAAATCAAGTTTTGCAGCTCAATTCCCAGACCCTGTGTTTATCGACACCGAAGGTTCTACAGACAACATGGACGTAGCTAGATTAGATAAACCATCAAGCTGGACTATGTTGATGAATGAGATTGCTTTCATCAAAGCAAATCCAGACTCGTGTAAGACCCTGGTAATCGATACAATCGATTGGGCTGAGTCGTTAGCAGTTGAATCTGTGTGTGCTCAGCACGGCAAGAAGGGGATCGAAGATTTTGGATGGGGGAATGGTTATACCTACGTCCGTGAAGAAATTGGTCGCTTCCTAAATAGTCTAAGTGAATTGATTGATCTAGGAATTAATGTTGTTCTCACTGCACACGCTCAGATTAAGACCTTCACTCAACCTGACGAAATGGGAAGCTATGACCGTTACGAGCTCAAGCTTGGAAAGAAAACAAGCTCACAGACAGCACCGTTGGTCAAAGAGTGGGCTGACATGGTCCTATTCTGTAACTACGAAACAATCGTAATGACTGATGAAAAATCCAAGAAGTCGAAAGCACAAGGTGGGCAGCGTGTTATGTATACACAACACCATCCAGCGTGGGATGCCAAGAATCGTCACAATCTACCAAATAAACTGCCGCTAGACTACGCTGGAATTGCTCATATTTTCAATAATGTTCAAGCTGCACAGCAACCAGCAAAGGCACAAACTCCGCCGCCTGCACCTAAGGAACCAACCTCAGCGCCAGTGGAAGAAGCGCCTATTCAAACTCAAACGCCAACTCCAGAACCACAAGAGCCAATCAACCCTGCACCAGTGGAACGTGGAGCTTATCAAGAGCCTGCTCCGTTCATCGAGCCTGCTCTCCGTGACTTAATGATTGCCAATCAGGTCACTGAACAAGAACTTCAACAAGCTGTGGCCTCTAAAGGTTACTACCCTATTGAAACACCTATATCAATGTACGACAAATCATTCATCGACGGGGCTCTAGTAGCTACTTGGGACCGTGTCTTTGAAATGGTAAAAGAAATCCGTGGATCAGAATTTTAGGAGGAAATCATGTCAGATAAAACTATCAAATTAGACCTATCACAAATCGGTGATGGTGGTCTTCAAGAGAAAGTCGATAAAGAACTTGAAAGAGTCATCGCTAACATCTTAGATCCAAACACTGAGACTAAGACAGCTCGTAAACTTGTCATCACTTTGACGATGAAGTCGGATGATACACGTCAAACAGTCGCTACTGCAATGGAAGTCAAGTCAACTCTTGCACCTCAAAAAGCAGTTGCCACCACAGTCCTCATTGGGCAAGAAGGTAGTTTAGTCTATGCAAACGAACTTAAGAGCAACATGCCTGGTCAGACATACTTTGACGACCAAGCGATCCTTCGTACAGACGTTGGTGAGCCAATCGAAGACATTGAAAAAGGTATCAACAACGATGTCATTGACTTCAACAAACAAAAGAAAGCGGGTAATTAAACATGGCAGAAAACATCAAAGAAGCTCTCGAGTACAGTGTAGAGCTAGCTGAACGTACTGGAAAAACCATTCAAGTTGGCGACAAGCACTACTACAATGCAGATCAATTCAACCTTCAAGAGGTAAACCCTCGAAAAGTCGCACCAATGCTTCAATTATGCACCCTCGACAGTCTTATCGATTACCTCAAATCAGGTAATGACGCTATTAGTGCATCTAAAAAAATCATCGTGGTAGAGTCCCCTAAAAATGTCGCAGTTTATGATCAGGTTGATTGGGAATACGGCAGACGTCCTCAACTCGTCTCCGTAGTAGCATACACCCCAGATATTCGATTGAACCAGTGGAATAGCCAAGAGCAGTTCAATATTATGCTGCAGTCTGCCTTTATTGACGAGGATGATCGTCAAGTTGTACTTGAATTCGCAAGTGCTTTAAAAGTCGAAAACGGCGCTGACATCGTGGATAACGGTATCAACCAGACCACTACTGTGAAATCAGGGGTAGCTAGTCTTGCAAAAGCAACTGCACCAAACCCAGTGACATTACGTCCATATCGTACATTTACAGAAGTCGCACAGCCATCTAGTCAATTTGTGCTCCGCATCAACAAAGAAGCTGAACTTGCTCTTTTTGAAGCAGACGGTGGCAAATGGAAACTAGAAGCTATTAAAAACATCGCTGACTACCTCAAAACAGGACTCAAAGGTAAAGATAATATCACTATTTTGGCTTAATAAGGAAGGATTTTATACATGACTTACAACAATAACTTTGAACGTGAATTTGGCTGGGATGACACTATTCAAGAAGATGCTAAGGAGTTTATCGCACTAACTCCCGGTGATTATGTCTTCACTGTAACAAACTTCGAACGTGGGCGTCACACTCCCAACCCACAAAAACCTGGGAAACTTCCAGCATGTAACAAAGCGATCATCACAATCCAAGTTGAGACTGAAGAAGGTCTTACAACAATGACACACAATCTATTCTTGCACTCATCTACTGAAGGGATGCTCTCAGCGTTCTTCGGCGCTATTGGGCAAAAGAAACACGGAGAACCACTCCAAATGAATTGGAACACCGTTGTAGGTTCAACAGGAGTGTGTCGTGTCGGAAACCGCACATACAAAGATGTTGTGTATAACGACGTTAAACAAATGATCTACGCTGACAGTGTTGATTGGACAAAAGTATTGAACGCCAATATTTCTCAAGGTGGTGGACAACAAGCTCCTCAACAAGCCCCTAGCTACCAAGCAGCTCCTCAACAAAACCAAGGGTATCAACAACCTCAACAACCTCAACAAGCACCTAACGGCGGTGGATTCGGAGGATTCTAATGCAACTTAGACCTTACCAAGAAGAGGCAATGGCTAAAGTACAGCAAGAGTGGAAGGAGGGCAGGAAGCGCACGCTACTTGTCCTACCCACTGGCTGTGGCAAGACCATCGTCTTTTCAAAAATTATAGAAGACCGTGTCAAGATGGGAGAACGTGTTCTTGTTCTCGCTCATCGTTCAGAACTTTTGGAGCAAGCCAGTGATAAATTAATGACGGCTACAGGGCTAGGAACGGCACTGGAGAAAGCTGAAAATACTTCAATTGGCTCATGGTTTCGTGTTGTCGTTGGTTCAGTACAGACCATGCAGCGTGAGAAACGGCTCAGCCAGTTTCCACCTAACCACTTCGATACTATTGTCATCGACGAGGCTCACCACGCTATATCAGACGGCTATCAGCGTGTGCTAGAACATTTCGGAGAGGCTAACGTCTTAGGTGTCACAGCCACGCCAGATCGTGGCGATATGCGAAATTTAGGCAGCTATTTCGACAGTTTAGCTTATGAGTACCCATTAGTCGATGCTATTAAATCAGGGTATCTATCGAAAATCACAGCTATTACAATCCCTCTTGAACTTGACTTGTCAACAGTCAGTCAACAAGGTGGCGATTTCAAAGCCAGCGAAATTGGAACAGCTCTGGACCCTTATCTCGAACAAATCGCAGACGAGATGGTAAAACAGTGCAAAAACAGGAAAACAGTCGTTTTCTTGCCCCTAGTAAAAACATCGCAGAAATTCCGAGACATCCTAAATGAGAAGGGTTTTCGAGCTGCTGAGGTGAATGGAGAGTCCAAGGATCGCGCTGAAATCCTAGAAGATTTCGACAAGGATAAATATAACGTTTTGTGCAACTCGATGCTATTAACTGAGGGGTGGGACTGTCCAACAGTAGACTGTGTGGTTGTGTTAAGACCGACAAAAGTCCGTGCTCTGTATAGTCAAATGGTGGGACGTGGTACACGCCTTGCACCAGGGAAGGAAAATCTATTACTACTCGATTTCCTATGGCACACTGAGCGCCATGAACTATGCAGGCCAGCGCACCTAATCGCTAGCAGTCCAGAAGTTGCCAAAAAGATGACTGAAAATATGGCTGAAGATACAGAAGTTGAGTTCAGTCTGTTAGAAGCTGAAGAACAAGCTAGCAAGGATGTCGTTGCTGAACGTGAAGAAGCACTTGCAAAGCAGTTGGCTGAACAGCGGAAGAAAAAACACAAACTTGTAGATCCATTACAATTCGAAATGTCAATCCAAGCCGAAGATTTAGCGGACTACGTCCCATCGTTCGGTTGGGAGATGGCTCCTCCTTCAGAAAAACAGCTTAAAGCGCTTGAGAAATTTGGTATTTATACAGAAGAAATCGGCAATGCTGGAAAAGCTGGTAAACTACTAGATCGTTTAAACAAACGCAAAGACAGTGGGTTGACCACACCTAAGCAAATACGATTGCTCGAAGGTCGTGGCTTCCGCAATGTCGGAATGTGGAAATTTGAAGATGCCAGCAATTTGATTAATCGAATTGCTGCGAGCGGTTGGAGAATGCCAAAAGGAATCATTCCAGCTACATATCAGCCAGAATAAAGGAGATTAAATGTCAGAAGGTACTTTTGATTTAATCCCACTCCTAGATTATATTGATCCTTCTACATTATCTTATCAAGAGTGGGTAAACGTAGGAATGGCCCTAAAACAAGAGGGCTACACAGCAATGGATTGGGATACTTGGTCTCAATCGGATAGCCGTTATAAAAAAGGTGAGTGTTTCAGTAAATGGGATACCTTCCAATACGATGGAGGGGGTGCTGTTACTGGCGCAACTATCACGCAAATGGCCAAAGATAACGGCTGGGAACCAATGAACAAGTCAGGCAAAAGTTATGAGCTTGATTGGGATTCTACAATCGACCGTGATTATCAAATCGTAGATAAGAATTGGGTTGAATCGAAGGAAATCCGAGAACCAATCAATTGGCATCCAGTTCAAGATCTTGTCAAATACATCGAAACATTGTTTGAAATGACCGACCTTGTTGGTTATGTCACATCAACTTATCCGATTGAAACAGAGAATGGGCCAATATATAAGCCAACTCAAGGTAATTATGACAGGACTGCCGGAGAGCTTATCAAAGAACTTCAGAGCAATGGCGATGATATTGGTGCAGTCTTCGGAGACTACAAGGAAGAAGCTGGTGCCTGGATTCGCTTTAACCCCTTGGATGGGAAGGGTGTCAAGAATGATAATGTCACTGATTTCAGATACGCTCTAGTAGAATCAGACAGCATGGAGCTCGGGAAACAGTACGCTCTGTTTAAAGAGTTAGAGCTTCCTATTGCGACACTAGTACACTCTGGACACAAGTCATTGCATGCGGTGGTGCGAGTGGACGCTAGAGACTACCAAGAATATCGAAAACGTGTCGATTACATTTATCAGATTTGTAAAAAAAACAGGCTTGATATTGACACCCAAAACCGTAATCCAAGTCGACTTTCTCGCATGCCTGGAGTAATCCGAAATGGCCATAAGCAATTCTTGATTGATACGAATCTCGGGAAAGCCAACTACGAAGAATGGTATCAATGGGTGGAAGATTTAAACGATGACCTTCCTGATCCTGAAACACTAGCAGACGAGTGGGACCACCTTCCAGATTTAGCCCCAGAACTTATCCACGGTGTGTTGCGTCAGGGTCATAAGATGCTGATTGCAGGTCCATCAAAAGCTGGTAAGTCGTTCGCTCTCATTGAGTTATCAATTGCCATCGCAGAGGGGCGCAAGTGGCTTGGTTGGCAGTGCGAACAAGGCAAAGTCCTCTACGTCAACTTAGAGTTGGATAGGCCGTCAGCCCTTCACCGCTTTAAAGACGTCTACGATGCTATGAATTTGCCTCCAGCAAGCGTTGGTAATATCGATATCTGGAATCTCCGCGGAAAAACTGTACCGATGGACAAGTTAGCACCTAAACTTATTCGCCGCTCACTCAAAAAGAATTACCAAGCGGTGATTATTGACCCTATCTATAAGGTACTGACCGGCGACGAGAACTCAGCGGATCAAATGGCACATTTTACCAATCAGTTCGATAAGGTAGCTACTGAGCTAGGATGTGCCGTAATCTACTGTCACCATCACTCAAAAGGGTCTCAAGGTGGTAAAAAATCAATGGACCGAGCTAGTGGCTCAGGAGTGTTCGCCAGAGACCCTGACGCTCTGGTTGATTTAGTCGAGCTAGACCTTAACGAAGACCTCGTTAAAGCTCGGACTGAAAAAGCAACGGCTAAGATTTACCAAAGAGCCTTGCAAGAACAGGCTAACGATTATTACCAACAGAATGTCAGTCTTGACGATCTGGAAAGTCGCTATCAAATGCAACAACATTTTGACAAAGCAATTCCTGATGTTATGAAACGCAAGCCTTACCTTGACGAGGTCAAGACGACAGCCCATAGCATTAAGATTGCAACTGCTTGGCGAGTTGAAGGGACCCTTCGTGAGTTCGCCAAATTTGCCCCTGTTAATATGTGGTTCAGCTATCCAGTCCATGAAGTGGATACTACTGGAGTGCTAGCTGATATCCAATTGGAAGATAACGCCCCAGCTTGGAAAAAGAACCTAAATAAAGGTCCAGAATCGAAGAAGAAGACAGCAGAAAAAAATAAAGAAAAACTGGTTAACGCTATCCAAGCATTAGACGATGGAATGGATCCAGTCACGATTGATGATATTGTGGAATATTTTTCAACAGAAGATAAACCTGTTAGCGAAAAAACTATCAGAAGATGGATCAAAAACTCAGAAATTTTTGAGGTGAAAAACGGGAAAATTCACCAAAAAAATACCTGAAAAATTCAAAAAAGGGACAGGGACAAATTGGGGACAAATTGGAGGGACAAACTGGAAGAAAAAACCCATTTTGTCCGTCCCAAAAAAGGGACAAATTGGAAAATGTCCGGATGTCCCTAAAGCCTAATAGGGACAAGGGACAAATTGGAAAATGTCCCTAAGAAATCGCTCAACCATGCGGTTTTTGAGCAATAGGGACAAATTGGAAAAAATAGGGACAAAAATAGGGACAGAATTCTATATATATTCATATATAGAATTTGGGAAATGTCCCTGAGAGTTCAGAAGAACAGGTACAGGAACATGGGGGTCCTAAGACTCCCCCATGTAACCCTGTAACCCTGTCCTTCACTCTGAACTTAGGCGCGAAAAAAAGAAAGTGAGTGGTGAAGTGAAAATTAGAAAAATGAGAGAGGTTGAATATGGTGATTGAGTTTTTCTTGTCGATGAAAAAAATTCCAACTACGACACACCAACAGAAAAAAGTAACTGTGGTGAATGGTAAGCCGAAATTCTATGAGCCTCAAAAATTGAAAGAAGCTAGAGACTTATTTTCAACCCTGCTTGCTCCGTATGCTCCAAACGAAAAAATCGAAGGACCTATACGCCTCACAGTGAAATGGCTATTTCCTAAAATCAAAAAAGCGACTCATGGCCAGTACAAGACTACTAAGCCAGATACGGATAATTTGCAAAAATTACTTAAGGACTGCATGACGGATCTTGGCTATTGGCACGATGATGCACAAGTCGCCAGCGAGATCGCTGAGAAGTTTTGGTCAGACACTGTTGGAATATACGTCAAGGTGGAAGAACTATGAATTATATCAATTTCTTCGAGACTGAAGTTCCAAATTGGATGAGAGAGAACAATCAAATGATGCAGCAGGTCGGATTCAACACCCCTGCATATTGGCAGTGGGTAGTTGTCTCTATCGATAAAGTTTGTGAAAAATACAATAACGACACTTTGGTCAAAAATCAATTTCATATTATCTGGGACTTTCTAGACGAGAAGGCTAGGGAGGTTCAAAACACAGATGCAGCAGATTGATTATTACGAAGTAGAGGAAGTAGAAGCATGAAATACAAAGTAATAGTCTACTACGACAACATGGAAGACAGTGAGCAAGTCTTCACGAATAAGAATGATGCGATTAATGAATTGCACAGATTAGGATTGAAATATCGCAATGATAGGAAGTATAAGGTGGAAATGGTGGAATGTGATGAATAGACAAGAAGCAATACAAACGCTATCGAAGGTAGGGAAGATCTCTGTATCTTATGCAGAAGACCTATACGATTCGTTCTTTGAAAAACCAGTCGTGCCGCAATACGTGGCGAATTGGATTGAGTATTGTAAATTTACTAACGTTAATCTGGGTCGGGCTTTATTTATTAGTGATATAGATTTTTACAATTATGAAAGTCAAGAAGATTGTTCAAAACTAAAAGGATTTCTAGGAACAGAGACAAACCAAGAAATTTTCGCTAGAGCGTGGCTAGATGGCTACACGGTTGAGAAAGAGCCAAGGTATACGGTTCGGATTAAAAGGGTTGGCGGATACGCTACCCATCTAAATGAAAATTTAGACAATCATGAATGGTTTTTTGCATCAAATGACGAAATTAAAGGCTATAGAACCAAGCACACCCGCAAAGAGCTAGAAGATGCTGATTTCGGCTGGGTATTTTCTTGCCCGGGCGTGGAAGTTAAGGAGGTGGAAGAATGAAAAAAGCAGGAATTATTCTAGGAGCGACATTTGTAATCATTGCATCGCCATTTGTGGTCAGATATGGTTGGAATGAAATTATCACAACTATTATCCCGGTCGGGAAAATCACAGTGTGGCAAGCGCTTGGAATGGATGCTTTGCTTTCCTTTATTTGCCCTATGTTGTCCAGTGAAAAAGAAACCGAAGCAGAATATTTGGATGCCGTAAAAAGTGGTATTTCAAAAATCATTACATGTGCGCTCTTGATGTGGTTAGCTAGTTTGTTTATTTAAGAGGTGGAATAGATGGATAAATTAATCAAATTAATCAAAGAATGGGCAAACGAACGCAACTTAAAGCAAGCTGACCCAAAGATTCAGTGGATGCGTGTAACTGAGGAAGTCGGAGAAATTCGGGATGTCCTCTTGAAACCGACGAAATTCACGGAACCGCAAGCAGCTCTTAAGGACGCAATCGGAGACACGTTGGTAACAATCATCGTACTAGCACATCAATTAGACCTTGATGTAACTGAGTGTCTAAGTATTGCATACGAGGAAATCAAGAATCGGAAAGAAAAGATGGTAAATGGAACATTCGTTAAGGAGGAAGATTTGTGAAATTCATTGACCTATTCGCAGGAATTGGCGGATTCAGACTAGGAATGGAATCAGCAGGGCATGAGTGTGTGGCATTCTGCGAAATCGACAAGTTCGCTAGAGCTAGCTATAAAGCAATTCACAACACGGAGGGAGAAATAGAACTACATGACATTACCACAGTCACAGACGAAGAAATCAGAAACATCGGACACGTTGACGTTATATGCGGAGAATTTCCGTGTCAAGCTTTCAGCATTGCTGGACATCGAAGAGGATTCGAAGATACTCGAGGGACTCTCTTCTTTGAAATCGCAAGATTCGCCTCTATACTCAAACCTAAGTATCTATTCCTTGAAAATGTCAAAGGACTCCTCAACCACGACAAAGGAGATACCTTTGAGACAATCCTCTCAGCGTTGGATGAACTCGGGTATGATGTGGAATGGCAAGTGCTTAACAGCAAAGATTTCGGAGTACCACAAAACAGGGAACGTGTGTTCATTATCGGACATCTTAGAGGCGACCGTGGACGAAAATTTTTTCCTATCGGAGGAAATGGTGAAACGATTGATTGTGAACAACCAAAAATAAATAAGGTTGGGAATATCAGAAAAAAAGGCAAGTCTCAGAGTGGCGATGTGGTTTCGGTTGACTCTTTGCCGCCTACTCTTTGCAGCACCACAACACAGAAAGACCCTCTTAAGATATTGTTGGCTGGCAATCTACCAGGATCGCACGAACAAAACGGCAGAGTCTATGACCCTGAAGGCATTTCTCCAACGCTAAACACAATGCAAGGCGGTGGTAGACAGCCTAAAATCCGTGTCCGTGAAGCTACAAAAAAAGGTTATGCTGAAGCAAGCGTGGGAGACAGTGTTAACCTAGCACATCCAAGTTCTAAAACACGAAGAGGGCGAGTTGGCGAAGGTATAGCTAACACATTAGTGACTGGTGATAGCCAAGGTGTGGTAATGCCTAATTTCAGAATCAGAAAGCTAACACCTAGAGAGTGCTGGAGATTGCAAGGTTTCCCAGATTGGGCGTTTGACAAGGCGCAAGAGGTCAATAGCAACAGTCAGCTATACAAGCAAGCAGGCAATAGCGTGACCGTTAACGTAATTAAAGAGATAGCGAGGTATTTATGAAACAAAAACGAGACAACCAGTTAACGATAGCGGCAATCCTACTACTAGTATCACTAGCGATTAACGTGACTACTGTTCTACGAGTGGTTAACAGACCTATCGAGACCGTGGTAATCCACAAGGCAGATAATGTCGTTGAATTACACGGCAAGGTAACCGGCAAATCTATGGTCGGGAAACTCTACACGCTTGATTGTGGGGCGTACGGTAAATTCTTGGTTAGCAAGGAACAATACGATGCTGTTAACATCGGAGATGATATTCCCAGCTATTTGAGGGGGCGAGGACAATGATAACTAGATTTAGGGCATGGAACAAAGCTACAAAAGAAATGTACGGAGCTGATGATATTATCGCTATCAATTTCGAAGAAAAAGAAATTTGCGTGCAAACAATCTATTTTGAGCAAGGATTGCCAGATAGTCGAGATTTAGACTACTACGATTTTGACGATATCGTTTTAATGCAATCAACTGGACTGAGAGACAAAAACGATAGAGAAATCTTCGAGGGGGATGTTATTAAAGTAAACTATTGGTTGGAAGTTGTTTCGTTCAGTGAAGAAAAAGCAATGTTTGTTTCTAAGGAAATCGGTTTTCCAGAAACTTCGCTATACGACTTGTTTAATTCAGATATCTTCACAGTCGAAATCATCGGCAACATCTACGAGAATCCAAAGTTGGCAGAGGTAGGCTCATGAGCAAAACCTACAAATATTCCGGACTGACACCAGAATTATATCAACGGTTAGTCAGTGAACATGCGGAACTGAGAAAAGCACACAAAAAAGGCACCTATAAGCAGTTCTTCCAAGAGGTCAAGCAGTGCAGTGAAGTACAAGCTCGTATCATTTATCAAGCGTTTAACAGTGCGGTTGTTGAGCGTGCGAGGATATCGCCAGCGACTGTCGACAGACTAGAAGGCATCATTTCTGATGAATTGTTCAACGACCTTCAAGACTATCTGTCTACTAATTACACAAGAGGTAAAACCACTAAACCGGTTTTGGATAAAACCAACGCAGGACTGCCAGAGGGATTGTTTAGACGATTCCAAGAAGAAGTGGAAGAACTACGCAAGGAACACCATAACAACCTAAATAGCTATATTAGAGACGTTAAGGACTGCGACCAAAAAAATGCTAACAGGACCCAAAACGCCCTCAATCTGTGCTATGCGGAAAAAGCTGCTCTAACGCCTTTGAAGGCAATTCAAATGGAAGGGTTACTTTCAAGAAAGCTATTCAGCGAGATTATTGACTTTGTCTTCAATAACTACGAGTGGGCTGAGAGATTAGATGATGAAGTTGACCGCATCATACTTAAATATCGTAATAAAGGCAAGGTAGGGCGCAATAAAGCAACAGTCAGAAAAGCACTTTATACAGCCTACGCATTAGGCGTGTAG